ATGACCTTGGCCCCCACGGCGCCGAAGAAGACCACGCGTGCCCGCAAGGCCGTCTCGATCGACCAGAAACCGAAAGTGCGGCTGCCCAAACGGACCCGCGAAGAGGGCGACAATCCGGGGACCGGCCACTGGCGGGTCTATTTCCTTGAGCACCTGATCGAGACCTCGAACGTTTCCGCTTCGGCAGCCTATGCCAGGACCGTGCCCAGCCGGGCCTATCGGACCCGCAAGCAGGATCCCAAATTTGCCGCGCAATGGGACGCCGCGCTGGCGGAAGGGTACAAGAATCTGGAGATGGACCTGCTGGCCTATCTCAGGAACCCCAGTCCCGAACACAAAATGGACGTTGCCAGCGCAATCCGACTGCTCACCTTGCACAGCCAGGCGGTCGCCCGAAGCCGCGCGGTGGACGACGATCGCAGCGAACAGGAAGTGCTCGATTCGATCGATGCAATGATCGACGAGATGCGCAATCGCGCTGCGGCCAATGCGGCGCAAGCCGACGAACCGGACGAAAGCGATGAGCAAGCGTAGCGACGACCGCGCGGCCTATCTGCTGAGCCTGCCGCCCGACGAACGCCGCGAACTGCTCGAAAAGATGAGCGATCGCGAGCGCCACGCGCTGCGCAGCCACTGGCGACTGTGGGCGCACGAAGGCCAGCTGGCACCCGAAGGTGACTGGCTGGGCTGGCTGATCCTGGCCGGGCGCGGCTTTGGCAAGACCCGCGCCGGGGCCGAATGGGTCCGTGCGATTGCCGAAGCCGATGGCCGCGCGCGGATCGCGCTGGTCGGCGCTTCGCTGGGCGAGGCGCGCAGCGTGATGGTTGAAGGCGGCAGCGGGCTGATGGCCGTGGCGCCGCATGGCCTGCGTCCGAAGTACGAGCCGTCGAAGCGGCAGCTGCAATGGACCAATGGCGCGCAGGCCACGCTCTATTCGGCCGGTGAGCCTGAGAGCCTGCGTGGGCCGCAACACAGCCACGCCTGGTGCGATGAGATTGCCAAGTGGGACAATGCCAGCGGCAAGGCAGAGAGCGCCTGGGACAACCTGTTACTAGGCCTGCGGCTGGGCGAAAGCCCGCAAGTGGTGGCCACCACCACCCCGCGCGCTGTGCCCTTGCTGGCCCGCCTGGTTAAGCATGAGGATTTCGAAAAGACCCGCGGGCGGACCGAAGACAACGGCCGCAACCTGCCGCCGCGCTTTATCAATGCGATGAAACGCGAATTCGGCAAGTCCGCGCTGGGCCGGCAGGAACTCGATGGCGAGCTGCTCGAAGATATCGAAGGCGCGCTGTGGACCCGCGCCTTGCTCGAAGGTGCCCGCGAGGCGGTCTGCTGCGGCAGTCCGGTCCGCACCGCGGTCGCGGTCGATCCGCCCGTTTCGGGCCGGGGCGATGCCTGCGGGATCGTGGTCGCCGCGCTGTATGAAGATGGCGTGGCCCGCGTGCTCGCCGATTGCAGCCTGGAAAAGCCCAGCCCCGAACGCTGGGCCCGCAAGGTTGCCGCGGTGGCCGAAGCCTGGTCCGCCGACCGGGTGATCGCCGAGGCCAACCAGGGCGGCGACATGGTCGCCAGCGTCCTGCGTGCCGCTAACGTTTCGCTACCGCTCAAGCTGGTCCACGCCAGCAAAGGCAAAAGCGCCCGCGCCGAACCCGTCGCCGCGCTCTACGAAGTCGGCCGGGTGCGGCATCTGGGGACTTTCCCCAAGCTGGAAGACCAGCTGTGCGGACTGATGGCCGGCGGGGCTTACCAGGGGCCAGGCAGGTCGCCGGATAGGGCCGATGCGCTGGTCTGGGCGGTGACGGAACTGGTGCTGGGCAGGCGGGGGGTGCCGAAAGTTCGGGTGCTTGGTGCCCGTTACTAGAGAACCGCCTTCCCATGAGCGCGGCGACGCAGATGCTCCATCAGGTCCCAACGGTCCGAACCTGGAAATTGGACCTCCCAGTAGTTCCAACCATTCAAACTTGTGCTGCGTCCGTCTTTGGTTTTGGCAAGCGCGCTCGCGGCTTCGGAGAGTGAGTTAAACTTTGCACCGCCAACAACTAGTGCCCCATCTAGGAACACTCCCTCGTAGAGTTGACTCCCGCGGCCGTATTCCATCCGCGCAAGCGATCCGTGCGGTACCACCACACCATCGTCCGACCATGGTCGCCCAGCTGACCTCCCGACCTTCGCGAAGGATGGCTCTGTTTTGTCCTCCGGCAGCTTAAGCAAGCGCCTTAGTGCAGTGACAGGCTTCTCGCTGAAGCTTTGCCGCTCCGCCTCGATGAGCTTGTAGACCTCAAAATCAATTTCAATCGTCGTCGTTTCCATCGTTCATCTCCTTAACTTTCGCTCATCTACTTTACTCCTTTTACTCCTGTCAATAGTAAATTGATCGAAGTGGTTCGGCGCCAACGCCAAGGGTGCTTTCATGTCCTTCCTCCAATCGCTGGCTGCCGCCTTCAAGGGCGGCGGGCCGCGCGTGCCTTTGGCGCGCACATTTGTTTCGCCCTGGCTCTATGGCGACCTGGGTAATCCCAAGGCGCCGTTCGACTATGCCCGATCGGTGCGGCGCGCTTATTTGGAGAACCCGGTGGCGCAGCGCTCTGTTCGGCTGGTGCCGCCAGCCAGCCGTTGCGGGTGCTGCTGGGCCAGATCCTGCAGGGCGAAGCCAGCCCCGACCCGCAGTGAGCCAGTGCTTCGGCCCTGGCGCCTTGCGGCTGGCGGGGCTGGCCGCGCGGCTGCTTGGCTGGCGTCCCGATGACTTCTGGCACGCCACCCCGGCCGAACTGGTGTCGATCCTTTCGCCAGAAGTCCAGCAGGACCAGCCTCTGGCCCGCCACGACCTTAACCGCATGATGGAGCGCGACAATGACCGATCCGGTCGATACCCTGATGCTTGAAGTCAGGGCCAATACCCAGGCCTTCGCCTCCGATGTTGCAGCAATGCGCGGCACATTCGACAACACGCTGGTCGATGGCTTTGCCCAAGCCGGCAACGCGCTTGAGCGCGGGCTGATGTCGGCGCTGCGCAAGGGCTCGATCGGTTTCGAGGACCTGCGCAAGATTGCGCTCAACGTAATCGATCAGATTGCCCAGAGCGCGCTCAACAACCTGTTCAGCTCGATGGGCCTGGGCGGCTCGGGCGGCTACGGCAGTGGCGGCGGAAATGGCGGACTGTTCGGCTCGCTGATGAACATTGGCAACCTGTTTGCCTCGTTCCTCGGCTCGCCTGGTCGTGCAACCGGCGGCCCGGTTTCGCCCGGACGCAGTTATATGGTCGGCGAGCGCGGTCCCGAATTGTTCGTACCGACCAGCGCAGGGCGGGTCGAGAGCTCGCTGGGCCGGATCGGGCGCGATGTGAAGGTCAATATCACCATCGCCGCGCCGCATGGAACCAGCGCTCCGCAAGCACTCCAGCGCTCAAGCCGCCAGGTCGCCAGTGCGGTGCGTCGCGCGCTTTACGAAGCCTAAGGAGCACCGACATGGCCTTCTGGCTTGCCGCAACCCGCGAGGGACAGGATAGCGACTGGATCCAGCGCTTCGATCCGCGCTTCTGGACGGTCAACTTCCCGCGCCCGATGATGGCTGCGCTGACCACCACTGCGCCCGATGCCCTGCGAGTCGATGCCAGATTTCTGCGCGAGGGCGACCTAGCCGGGATCATCTGGGACAGCGTGGATCGCTTCGATCACCCGCTGTTGGCCTATGAAACCCGCCGCGACTATTCGCGCACCATGCTTAGCTTCCGCTGGAAGAGCAGCGGTGTGCTGGCGCTCAACGCGGTCAACGGACCAACGCTGACGATCGAGGGCCGCGATGCCGCCGGGCAGCCGCGCAGCTGGTACGTGCGGCTGTGGAACTATGCGCAAGGGGCGGCCACTGATGCCCAGATCACACTCGACTTCTCCGACCTGAATGGCGGCTTCTTGCTCCCGGCCGAAGCCGATCCGGTCCACCCCGCAGACATCGACCGGATGTTCATCTCGCTGGTTGCCCCTGGCTACGTCACAGGCAGCACAGCGCCGCTGACCGCCCCGGTCGAGGGCTGGGCCAAGATGAGCGCGATCCGCTGCGAGGGCCACCACGCGATGCTGGATCTGGGCGACGTAGTGGTTCCGCCGCACGGGCTCGCCATGGCAACCGCCTATGACGACAGCACCAATCAGGCCCCCGCACGGCTGATCCGCAATGCTGTGCAGCTGGGCTACCGGGGTAGCCTGCTCCACTATGTCGGCATGAGCCATTTCATGCGGCTGGAAAGCGGTGCCGGGCAGTTCCTGGTTCCCGCCAGTGGCGATCCGCTCTGCACGCCGGCCAAGGCCTGGCACCGCAACTTCCTTGCCGCCGCCAAGGCCGCCGGGCTCTCACCGATCCTGTCACTGTCCTACGAATTGCTCGCCCAGCATTGCCCTGACGACTGGCAACAGCGCGCCCATAATGGCGATCCGGCCCGGACCGGATGGGACCCGCCTTCGGCCTTGCTTTCCCCCGCCAGCAGCGCGGCTATGACCTGGTTGCAAGCCGCGGCCACCGGGTTTGTGAACCTGATGGTAGAAGCCGGTGTTTCGGTGCGCTTCCAGATTGGCGAGCCGTGGTGGTGGATCATGGCTGATGGCCGCCCGTGCCTCTACGACGATGCTGCCAAAGCGGCGTTCGGGGGCAGTCCGGTCGAAATCGGCGACCTCAAGGTCGGCTTGTCCGCGGCCCAGCTGGGCTTGCTCGATGCCGCCGGAGCCTTACTTGCCAACTCCACCGCCGCGCTGCGCGATGCGGTGCGTGCCGCCGCCGCGCCCGGATCAGCCGAAGTGCTGCTACTGACTTTTCTGCCCGGCGTACTTGATCCGGCAATGCCCGAAGTGCGGCGGATGAACCTGCCCTCCGACTGGGCCAGCCCGGCCTACGACCGGCTTCAGGCCGAAGACTATGACTGGCTGACCCAGGGAGCCGATGGCCTGCGCCGCAATGCCTATGCCGCGCTCAACCTGCGGCTTGGCTATCCGCCAGAAGCACAGGATTATCTCGCCGGGTTCGTACTCGATCCCCTGGACCGGGAATTGTGGCGGCGGATCGACACCGGCCTTGATGAAGCCGCCACGCGCCAGGCCCACGAGCGTTTCGTCTGGGCGCTGCCCCAGGTCTGCCGCGACGGATTCGTCCGCCTGCCTCCCCCCAGCGACGAGGATGACATGCTGCCTTTCGACGACTTGCCCTATCCGCTCGCCCTGGGCCGCGATGCGATGGTTAGCCCAGAATTCTCGACTTCGATCGCGGTCACCGCTTCGGGGTTCGAGCGACGCAATTCGCTGTGGTCGAACGCGCGGCTGCGCTTCGATGTCGGGCCCGGAATCCGCTCCGAGCTGGAGCTGGGCGAACTGCTCGCCTTTTTTCGCGCCCGGCGCGGGGCTGCGCGCGGGTTTCGCTTGCGCGATCCGACCGACTTCAGCTCGAACGGGATGACCGGCGTGCCCAGTACCAACGATCAGTTACTCGGCACTGGCGACGGAGTGCGGACCGACTTTGCTTTGACCAAGGCCTATGGCGAGGGTGATGCCCTCCAGCAAAGGCGGATAACCCGCCCAGTCGCAGCGAGCGTGGTAGCCAGCCTCGACGGTGTACCCAGCACTGCCTGGTCATTGGCCGATGCCGGCATCATTCGTTTCGCCAACCCGCCTGCCCCCGGCAAGGCAGTACGCGCCGGCTTCCTGTTCGATGTCCCGGTGCGCTTTGCCGAGGACAAGCTGGAGGTTTCAGGCGCGGTCTTTGCTGCTGGCGAGGCCCCCAGCGTGCCGGTGATCGAGATCCGCGAGGCTGACACATGAGCCGGGTCTGGTTCAGCCAGTCGCTTGAAACGGTGGCAACCTTCTGGCGGGTCGTCCGCCGCGACGGAGTGACGCTAGGGTTCACTGCGCACGACTGCGATCTGTGGTTTGATGGTGTGAGCCACCGCGCCGCGCCGGGCATGGTGCCCTCCGCGATCCGCCGCAGCGCCGGGTTCGAAGCCGACAGCGCCGAAGTGACTGGCGCGCTCAGTCACGATTCGATCAGCGCCATCGATCTCGCCACCGGGCGCTTCGACGGCGCGCGGGTGCTGATCGGGCTGGTCGACTGGGAAAGCCTGGAGACCCACGTGGTCTACCGCGGAACGATCGGCAACGTTGCCGAAGAAGCCGGGACATTCTCGGCCGAACTGGTTTCACGCAAGGCCGAGCTGCGCCGCGATCCGGTGCCGCGCACCAGCCCGGGATGCCGCGCCGTATTCTGCGGGCCCGGCTGCACGCTTTCTCCCGCACGGTTCAGCCATGCGGGGACGCTGACGGCGTTCGATCTCGCCAGCAATGCTGCAACGATCGCGATTTCCGGTGCGCTGGCTCAATTCACCGGCGGACAGCTACGCTGGCTCGATGGCCCCTATGCCGGTCTCTCCACCGGGATTGCCGGCGTGCTGGGCAGCGCCTTGCTGCTCGAGATCCCGCTCGATCTCGCGCCGCCAGCCGGGACCAGGGTACTGCTGCGTGAAGGCTGCGACCGCACGCTCGACACTTGCGCCAGCCGCTTTGCCAATGCGATCAACTTCCAGGGTGAGCCGTTCCTGCCCGGAAACGACCAGATCACCCGCTATCCATCGCCAGCCCAATGACCCCCAGACGCCTGGCCCGCGAGGCCGAAGCATTGGTCGGAAGCCCGTTCCGCCTCCACGGCCGTGATCCCGCAACCGGGCTTGACTGCCTGGGCCTGCTGGCCGCCGCGATGGCGCGGGCGGGTCGGCCAATCGCGCTGCCGACTGGCTATTCACTGCGGGTCAGCCGGCTCGATGCGTGGATGCCAGACCCGCTGACCTGCGGACTGCGACCGGCGAAGGGACGCTTTGCTCCGGGCGATGTGGTCCTGCTCCAGCCCGGTCCGGCGCAGTTCCATCTGGCCATCTCCGACCGCAGCCTTGGCTGGGTCCACGCTCATGCCGGCTTGCGTAAGGTGGTGCGCGATGCCGCTCTGCCTCTCGGCGCAATCATCCATCACTGGCGCCTCCAGCGCGCCGGATAGGAGCTCTTCATGGCGACTCTGATCCTTTCGACCATTGGTCAGATCTATGGCGGCCCGATTGGCGGCACGATCGGTGCACTGGTCGGGCGACAGGTCGATTCCATGATCTTCAAGCCTCCCGCGCAGGAAGGCCCCAGGCTGACCGAGCTGAAGGTGACCACCTCCAGCTATGGTATGCCAATCGCACGACACTATGGCCGGATGAGAGTGCCGGGGCAGATCATCTGGTCGACCGATCTGATCGAGCATAAGGACAAGCAGGGCAGCAAAAATGGCCCCACGGTGATCAACTATACCTACACCGCGAGCTTTGCCGTTGCCCTGTCGAGCCGACCGCTAAAGTCCGTGGCAAGGATCTGGGCCGACGGCAAGCTGCTTCGCGGGGCGAGCGGCGATCTCAAGGTCGGCGGCGCCTTTCGGCTCTATACCGGCGAAGGCGATCAGCCACAGGACCCACTGCTTGCCGGTGCCGAAGGCTCCGACCGTTGCCCGGCCTATCGAGGCCTCGCCTATGCAGTGTTCGAGGACCTGCAGTTGTCCGAATACGGCAACCGGATCCCAACCTTGTCGTTCGAGGTGATCGGCGATGAAGGCGCGCTTTCGCTGGCGGAGTTGCTCGATGGAACGCTAGCCGATTTCGATGCCCAGCTGACACTGGAAGGCATCGAGGGGATCTCAAGCGAAGGCCCGCTGGGCGAGCTACTCGGCGCGCTCGATCCGCTCTTTCCGCTCGATTGTGATGCCTGCGATGACCAATTGGTGCTGCGGCCCGACCGTTTGCAAACGGCCGCGATTGCGCTTCCTGCGGCCGCAACCTCAACCAAACGCGAGGATTTTGGCGGGAATGAAGGCTATGCCCGCAAGCGCGTCGCCGAGAGCGAGCAGCCGGTCGAAGTGCTGCGCTATTACGATATTGACCGGGATTACCAGCCCGGTGCCCAACGTGCGATAGGCAAACCGCTGCCTGGCCAGCCACGCGGGATCGACTTGCCCGCAGCCATGACCGCAGTCTCGGCCCGCAGACTGGTCGGCGATGCCGCCAAGCGCGCACAATGGAGCCGCCAGACGATTTCGTGGCGCGTCACCGAACTCGATCCAGCAATTCGTCCCGGGGCCCGAGTGACGATCCCCGGACACCCGGGGAAGTGGCGGGTGGGCGGCTGGGAATGGCACGATCAGGGGATCGATCTGGACCTTTCGCGGCTCTCTCCGCTTGCAGCATTGCCGACCTCAGCCGATCCCGGCCGCGCCAATCCGGCACCCGACCAGGTCTCCGCGCCTAGCGTACTGGCAGCCTTTGAAATGCCGTGGGATGGCAATCCCGGCACATCAGTCCCATTAATTATGGCCGCTGCCTCCTCGTCCAGCACTGGCTGGCAGGGGGCAGCGCTATATGTCGACCAGGGCGACGGCGCGCTCCAACTGCTCGGTCCGTCCGGACGCACCAGGGCAACGATCGGGTCCGCAACCGAAGCACTCGCCCCGGCCACATCTCTCCTGTTCGACCGCCAGCACAGCGTTACCGTGGAGCTGGCAAGCAATTCCCTTGTGCTCAGCGATGCGACGATGCGGCAACTTGCAATGGGCGCAAACCGCGCTCTGCTTGGCCAGGAAATCGTCCAGTTCGCCAGTGCCGCGCCGCTTGGCAATGGGCAGTGGCGCCTTTCTGGGCTGTGGCGCGGGCGCGGAGGCACCGAAGCGGCGATTGCCGCGCACCAGACAGGTGAAGCCTTCGTTCTCCTGGACGGTAGCGGTATCGCGCTTGACCCACAGGCAGTGGGCACGGCTCCAGGCACTTTGATCGCTGCGCTTGGGCTGGGCGACCCGATCCCGGCAAACTCTTCCATTGCGCTACGCGGCATTGGGACGCAGCCGCTTTCGCCTGTTCACGGTTACGCTGCGACCTATCCTGACGGCTCGCTGCGGCTTGGCTGGACTCGCCGGGCCAGAGGGGCCTGGCTCTGGCAGGATTTCACAGACGTCCCGCTTAACGAGCAGAACGAAGCCTATTTGATCACTTTCGGCGATGGAACCACCACACTGGCTTCCTGGGAAGTCACCACGCCCGAATTGCTGCTCGATGCGGCCACCGCCTCGATACTGCTGACCGCCATGCCCGCCGGAGCATTCAATGTCGTCCAACGCGGTGATCGCGGAATTTCATTGTCGCTGCGGATCGCCCCGAACTGA